AATGGACCGAGATCGCATCAAGGACATATCCGTAAAATTACCAACATTGTTACGAGAAAGGAGTTCAACCGTTTCTTCAGAGGGGCGGGGTTGCCCTGCCAGGGCCAACGCGGTAAGGGATTTTCCAGATCCTACGGGGTCACCAATGATACCGTAATTCATGTAGAGAGTTCCTCCATATGGATCTCCTAACACAGGTTCGCAAAGGAGTCCAGTTCGTTTAGCAGCTTCTAGAGTGATGGCTTGGTGTAAAGTAGTTTGTTGATGAGCAAGAAGAGGTTGCTTGATATAACTTGGCTGAGCTTGTTTGGGAGAGGTTTCTTTTAATTCATGCTGATGAAGATTATGAAGATAACTCCAAAGTCGATGGCGATGAGTACTCATTTTGTATAATTGTTAATGGATCGTATTTATTTAAGACAGCAAGAATTTCCGCAGAGTGGAGATCTTTGTCTGAAAAATAGGAAGAATCTATCAACAAATTTCTGAAAAAATTGACTTTTAAATTAATCCTATTCTCTTTTTACAATTAGAATGGATGCTCCTGTAATTACTGCTGTAGAAAATCCTGATGCAAAGGCTGCAAAAGCCGCCTTGGCCGCTGCTGAGGTAGAAGCTCTGAAGGTGGCAGTGGCCGCTTTTGTGGCAAAACCGATTCTTCCTGCATGAATAAAATTGAAATCGTCTAATTTCCAGCCCCAAAGGGGCTGGAAATTAGTCGTTTGAAATTTTATAAACATACCAGCGGCAAAGCCGCTGGTATGTGAATAAAATTGAACCTTCTTTTTTCAAAAAAGGAAACTATCCTCGCTGAACCCAAGAACCCCGCCCTCACGCTCCCTTCTTGCCTTCAACAATGTCTGCCGCCCCCGCTCAGTCTCCCCGCACGGGACATTTCACCCCTGAATGGGTGGAGGTCCTTCGCAAGATCGAGACCCAGTCCACCCCCGAACTCCTCGCAATTGCAGTTATTGCTGCAGAGGCATCGGAGAGGTCCTCTGCAGCACATGCTGCAGCATTTGCTGGTGATACGTCCGTGGCCATGCCTCGTGCTCCCACCCTCGACCCCTACACGGGACATTACCCCCACGAATGGGCGGCCGTCCTTCGCATGGCTGACCCGATGGTCTGCCCTGCGTCGACCCACGAGATCCTCGCAGCAGCCATCGCTCTTGCGGATGCTGCTAACGCGGCTGCTGCCGCGGATGCGGCCGCAGCTACGATGCCCTCGCCTCCTACGGGCGGTCTGGAGCGTCTCCCCTCCCTGATGGGCGTCCCCCCGCCTCCTCCCCCCTCGGCTCCGCTTACCTTCATGCGCAGTTCTATGGCGGTGAGTCCCGCGGTCAAGCCTCGAGCTCCCTCGGGCTTTACGCCCGAGGAGCTATACGCCGCCGTTATGAGCTGCCCCCCACCTCCTCCGCCCACGGCGCAGCCTTCCTCGCTGCGCACAAAGGGTGCCTATCTCTCCAGGGGCGGCTCAGGTGGCCGTGACGAGAGCACCTTTGTTGGGTTCGCATCTACGTCCCTCCCCTCGGCGCCGCCATCTGAGAACCATCATCTCCGCACCCTCACGCGTGAGGGGGCGACCGTTTCGAACTGCCCCCCGCCTTCCGCGGCGATGCCCTGCCCTCTCGTGCGCACCGCTTCCTGTGAGTGTGCCGTCCTGGAGTGCCCCCCTCCCTCCAACAAGTGGAGCGGGGTGACTCCCGTCGGCCCTTTCTGATTCTATCAGCACCTAAGTCTTTTTCAATTTATAGGAATAAGATGTTACCTACTCAACCTACGGTTAGCCTACTCACTCCGACGTACAATCGTCGAGCTTTTTTACCCAATCTTGTCGAATGTATTGCAGCCCAAACCTACCCTGCTTCCAAAATGGAATGGATTCTTCTCGATGATGGGACGGATCGTGTCGAAGATCTCATCCCCTCTTTTCAAAAACGGTTGAAAGATGTAAAAATTCGATACATTGGGATGCCCGAGCGGTTGCGAGTCGGTGCCAAGCGCAATCGTCTTCATGACCTTGCGACGGGTGATATCTGTATTTGCCTGGATGATGATGATTATTACACACCGGATCGAGTCTCACATGTTGTGATGAAATTGCGAATGAATCCTAAAATTTCATTGGTAGGAGCAAGTGAACTCTATTGTTATTTTGTAGATGATAAAAGCATCTGGAAATCGGGTCCCTATCCGTTTCCTAATCATGGAACCTTTGGAACCATGGGCTATCTTACATCCTACGCTAAAAAAGTACGATGTAGTGAAACTAGTTTTCATGCCGAAGAAATTGAATTTACCAATAAATATTCAACTCCGTTGGTCCAATTAGATCCTCGCAAAGTGATGTTGGTAATGTGTCACAAAGATAATACGTTTGATAAGCATAAGTTACGAAGTGAAACAAATCCTATGTTTGTAAAAACATCCTTCAAATTAAAGGATTTTGTAAGGGGACCGTTGAAAGAAGTATACACAAAGTTATCTGTAGAATGAGTAGGGGAATGGTACCGGCAAAAGAAACGTCCCGATTGAGCCGAAAGGCACTTTGCCTTCGAAAAAGCTCCAACACATCGAAGATTGGTTCGAAGCTTCCTGCAGATCTTCCATATGCCAGTGAGAAGTATTTGCGGTTGGTGGAACAGATCAAGAAATTGGATGCGGACGATATGAAGCAGCACGGAACAAAATTTAAACATTATATTTTTACGGATCTTCGAGAATCGGCGTATGGAGCCAAGGCCATTGGCTTGTTTTTATCGCACGGAGGCTTTGAATTTCGGATGAAGGCGGGACCCCGCGGAGGAGCTCTTTTAGTAGATGCGGAGCCGGTGAAGAAGGGGTGTGATGGATTTGCACTCTTACAATCATTGCCATTGTGGGGGCAACCATTGAGTGTTGGAACACGGAAAAAGATGTTAGAGACCTACAATCAACGTCCCGAGAATGTCCATGGAGAACGTCTACGCATTTTAGTCTTAGATTCCAAATTCAAAGAAGGGATTGATTTATATGATGTAAAATATGTTCATTTAATGGAACCCCCTTTAGCAGAGAGTGATTTGAAACAGGCGGTGGGACGAGGGACACGATTTTGTGGTCAGTCAGGTCTTCCCTTTGTTCCCTCGGTTGGATGGACCTTACAAGTCTTTGTCTATGCTACACAACTTCCTAAAGTAGTTCCGTTTGTATCTCGTTCTGAATCTGGAACGTTAGATGCACATGATCTTATTATGAAATATTCAGGGATTGATTTATCATTATTGAAGTTAATTACAATTGTATCTAAGTTAGGGATCGAGACAGCAGTTGATTATGATCTGACAAAAAAGATTCATGGAATTGGAAAGGTTATACAGAAGGGAGGAGGAGTCGCACCGATTAAACTGCTGGATGATTGGAAGGACTCTAACATCTCTCGATGCTCCACTCGAAAATCGAATCGGTTTCCTTTTACCACGGAGCATATGCGCGAAGTAGCTAGAATTTTAAAATTGCCAATCAATGTAACTGCCAAACGAGAAGAGTATTGTAAATTGTTGAGTAATTCTCAGGCTTTTTTAGACGAATTAATTTTAACACAGGGAAAGAGTCGAGTTTACAAGGGGGATATGAGTTATCCAGTCTTTCAGAAACAAATTCGAAAGGTCTTTGGAGATTTACGTTGGAAGAAGGTAACCTTAAAGAATCGGTGTGGAGGAGCAAAGAAGCCCTATGCATTTAAAAGTCGGTTAGATGCTTTGGCGAAATATACAAACACACAAAACTTTATTCGGCAGTATTTGCGACCGGATTCACCCTTCAAAGGATTGTTGGCATGGCATTCAGTTGGAACAGGAAAAACATGCACTGCAATTGCAACGGCGTCATCTAGTTTTGAACAAGCAGGATATAGAATTCTCTATGTAACACGTTATTCATTAGTGAATGATGTATGGAAAAATATGTTTGGAGTGGCTGGAAATCCTGTTTGTTCAGCACCGGTTCGAGAAGCCATTCGCCGAGGGGATACAGTACCAACGGATTTAGGAGATCAGCGGAAATTAATTTCGAAAGGATGGAAACCGCCTCTTACCTACCGAGAATTTCAGAATGCTCTTCAGAAAAAGAATGAATTTGGACGATCCTTATATGCCGAGAATCCAGATCCCTTGTACAAGACTTTTTTAATCATTGATGAAATCCACAAATTGCAGGATGGAGATTTAAGTCCTATGGAGTCTGCTAATTTTAAAACGATTCAAGACTTTATTCAGAAGAGTTATGTGTTATCAGGAGAAAATTCGGTTCGAGTCTTGATGATGTCCGCTACTCCCATTACAAAAAGTCCTCAAGATTTATTTGAAATTTTAAATACCTTGATAGCGGATCCCAAACGACGGATTCCTTCCTGGCCTGAATTTCGAAAATATTTTGCTGTAGAGGATGCCGATGGAAATTTTTCAATTAATGCAGAAGGAGTTAAATTATATCAGAGTCGTGCCAAAGGATTAATAAGTTATTTAAATCGCGAAGGAGATGCCACTACCTTTTCACAGCCCAAACTGCAACGTATTGAAGTACCGGTTAAAATTCCTTCCTTGATTCGCGAAGAAGACATAGTAAACGAGTATACCAAAGAGAGTAAGATCTATCATTTTCTACCAGAAGAAGATTGTACTGAACTGGAAGATCAGCATGAAAAAGATTTGAAAAAGCTAAAAGGATTGTCTCCCAAGGAAGAGACTGTCAAACGGTTGGCCTTGAACAAGACCTATCGAGCCAAACGGGCGGATTGCATTGCCAAACGGGACAAGACTCGTAAGGTAAATCTAGGAATTTTGAAGGATGTTCAATCGGTGTGGAGGGAGAAGCGAGATGCATTTGCTAAACAACCTCTCACCCAGTATGATGAGCTACGAGCTTGTTTTGGAGAAGACTTTCTTCCTGAATTTCCACGATGGAAAGAAGTCAAAGAAGTAGCGGAAAAGAAACTTTCTGAAAAGAAGAAATTATTTGGACTATTTTAAGGTGAACTTTTAATCAGTGTTATCTTCCTAGGTCAATTCTATTGTATAGAATAGAGCTATGAACGCACCAGCAGGAACAACGGGGATGATACCCGGCTCTATGGGAGCCAAACTAGCAGCGGCTGGTGTTATTCTCTTTCTAGGACTTGTACTAATGTTTGCAGTGAACAGCAAATATAATTTTTTACCTGCCAAATGGGATTTATTCAAACGGTTAGGATTGGTAAAGAGTCAGAATGCAACGTTTTGGACAGATTCAAACTCGGTCACCGCCTTGTCGCTATCGCAAACTGAACTTCCTGCTAATTTTCCAAGTCGGTTTGGCTATTCTATTATGTTTGATACGATGATTTTTAATTCACGAGCACCGATGACAGCAGGAAAGGGAGCTGCATTACCGTATCGACACCTCTTACATCGTGGATCGAATGATTTAGGAAATGCAGGAACCCCTGCTGGATGTGGAGGGGGAGGAACTCCTCTAGGGGGATCGGCCACTGGATTACCTCAATTTATGAATCCTGGATTCATTGGAGACCCTTCTACAAATGATATTATTGTATTTTTGGATACGAGTGCAGGACGAGAATCTGCCAGAATATCAAATCTTCAACTTGTAACTTCTTATCGGATTGGGTTGGTTGTCTACCAAGGATTTTTTGAAATTTATCTTGGTTGCAAGTTATTAACAACGCAAGTATTGAAAGGAACCCCTATTGCAATCAATCCTTCCGGTGTCTATGCCTTAGCAGGACCGTTTGCTATGAGTGCAAAAATCCAAAACTTACGTCTCTGGAGTACAAATCTTCCTGTACAACAACTTGTTACAGAATGTATGATTCCAATGCAACCCTTTGGAAATGCGCCTCCTTGTACAGCTATTTCTGTAGATCTTACAGCATCTCCTGCTCCTGTAACAGGAACGAATCCAGCTGCAGCTGCTACCATTGCCTCTGTTACAAAATGTCCCACTCCTACATGATTGATTAAATCCTATAGAATAATTAAATGGAGACAAAGGCCCCCAGTCAAACTAGTTTTTCGTCGATTCTCTTAATTGCCGTTATTTTAACTGCAATTGGATTAGTAGTCTATTATTTTGCATATTATCGAACTCAGGAACCAGGATATCTACTTGATTCTACGGTATATTCCACTACAGGTAATGATGGAATGGAATCCGCTACTATGATGACTCCTGTACAAATTAATAAATATATGGGTGAAAATTTTACACTCAGTTGGTATGTTACAATGACAAATACAGGAGGAGGGACTCCTGGCAGATTTACACCCTTGCTTTGGATAGTAGGAGTGGGGGCCTTTGTAGTGGATATGACTACAGGGGCTGTTTCCATGGTTGTTACCTCTGCTCCCTACGATCCATCCAATCCAGCTCCTAAAACTCAAACCGCTGTACTAGCAGAAGCCAATGCAGGAACATTTTTTAACAAATGGAATCAAATTACACTTACTATTACCGGTGCCAATGTCTGTGTCTATATGAATGGAAATATGGTAGGATCCTGTATTACTATGCCAAATGTAACACTTGCTGCTCCCACCGGTGTTTATTTCTTAAAAGGACAAGGAATTGCTGCATCGGTTACCTCTCTTCAGGCCTTTCCCTATGTGATGACAGCCTCTGATATTTCAAATAATTATACGGCAACCTCCGATAGCAGTGGAAATCCAATCAATGTTCAAGTTCCAGGTGTTACTTGGTCCACGCTTGGAACCAGCATTGTCAATTTGGTTTGTCAAACAGGTCTCTGCCCTTCCGGCACTTCAAGTGATGTCACTCTAGGACCATTTACCGAAATCAATTATGAATATTCTTAGTAGAATGAACGCAGCCCGATCTTATTATGCTCAGAACAGTGGAATGGTAAAAACAGCTCTTTACGTTGTTGTAGCGGCTATTCTTATATATTATATTTATGGATGGTACTCGGCTCCTACCACAGATATACTTCTGTTAAATGCCAAAGTTCCTGCGAATCAGAAAACGGATGCTACGATTAGTACAGGATCTCTTCCGGCCATTCGCATGGGAGGAGCCTATACTCTCAGTATGTGGATGTATATTAACTCCTATGAATATCGTCCAGGAAAGCCTCGTAGTGTATTTACAATCTCCGATGCTCAATTTACACCTGCATCCTCCTCGAACGCAGCAGGACAGTTTTTAGCGGTAGGAATCTTGTATCCAAATGAACCCAAGATGATGATTCGGTTTGCAACCACGAAACCTCGTGCCGATGATCTAACAAAAATGGATCAATGGATGACGTATATGAATGGCGGTGCATCTGCCTCCAGAGACTCAAACCCTATTGAACTCCCCTCTTGTGATGTAATGGATATTGATCTGCAGCGATGGATTAACCTTACAATCTCAGTCAATGGACGGGTAGTGGATGTCTATATGGATGGAAAACTGACGCGTTCTTGCGTTTTGCCCGATCTTCCTCTTGCCAGTCAAGACAAGACACAGAGTCTTTCATTAGGAGGTCCATTGGGCTTTAGTGGATACTTTGGAACCACACAGTTTAGTGGATCCGCTCTCTCTCCGGATAAAATTTACAGTTTGTATCAGGCGGGGCCCTATCCTGGCACTGATTCCGGCTTTCTTGGATTTTTAGCCAATAAGATTGGGATTAAGCTTCAGTATGGTGGATCGACTCCTCCTTCAACGACTACATCTAGTTAAATATTAACCTGTACCGCCTAAGTACAGTAATTTAATATTTAGCGGTACTTCTTATTATAAAAAAGAATAATTTGCACAACAGATTATTCTTTTTCATTAGTAGAATAGTAGAATATGCAGACAGCAGCAGAACCTCCCAGTATACTTTTTCAATTAGCCATTACACTGGTGGCGCTTCTTGTTCTCTATGGTGTGATGACCCTGGTTGATAAAAGTATTACATCTATTGGATCTGCAAGTAAAACATCTGCTATTTTGATTCAAGATACAACAGGAGATACAACGATTATACCCCAAAGTCCCCAGAGTGGAGCTCCTCTGATCTACCCCAGTTCAAATCAGGGAAGTGGTATTGAATTCTCTTATTCATGCTTTTTACAGATTCGTGCCGATACCTTTTCCACCTCTACGACGGCCTCTTGCTCTGCTACAGGAAGTGGCGCCCCCAATCCCACTGTGTTGAAACATATTTTTAGCAAGGGAACTGCCAATTCCTTTCCTTTAATGGGACCCGGTCTATTTTGCCGTGGAGATAAAAACACACTTCGTGTCTATATGAATACAGTGGATAGTTGGAATAATTTTGTAGAAGTAGACAATATTCCTGTAGGAGATAAATGGTTTCATTTGGTAATTCAGTTACAAGGAAAAAATATGGATATTTATATTAATGGAAATGTTGCTCAAAAAATAACCTTTCGTACAGTTCCTAAAATCAATTACGGACCTCTCTTTGTGTTTAACAATCGTCATTTCCCAGATGGATCGAGTAAGACCCAGGCTGATTTTATTGTGGACGGAGCCGCCAAAGCCTTAATTAGCCGGTTGCAATATTTTGCCTATGCCATGAATGCGTCTCAGATTGATAAACTGTATCGTCAGGGACCTAGTTCTACAATATCAGGGGCTGCGATCACTCAGATTGTTCCCTACATGACAGATACATGGTGGACGGGACAAACTCCTGGAAAGTAAAAAATTAGTTCAGCAAGGTACTCCGAGCAGTCTCCCACATGTTTGTTGCAATGGGATACTGATGTAATACGTGAATGCACAAAGGATCGCGATGGAGTTGGAATCGAATCCATTCCGCCAACGCATGACGACGGGGGCGCCGTGATAGCGGCGCCCCCCCCGCTATCTGCTGTGCGCGATTATGCGCAACATTCACAATATCCCACGCCAGAAAGACGTAAGACATCTGTATTAATAGTGGATTGTCGAGTTGTTCTGGTGAACCCGCCAATACCCAGTCTGCTTCAGCAGCTTGAAATCGGCTGTGCAAATAATTGCGCACTTGGCGAAGTGTTTGTACAGCGGTGGGAGGCATAGTATGAGAGAATGTATACATCCTCTCATAGTATAAAATATCTTTTCAATTTTATATAGCATATTTCAAACCCGCCATACCGCTACGAAATTCAATAAAATTATAGGTTTCTGCAAAAATTGTCATCTGATATTGGTAAAAGGATCCAGTTGGAATAGGTTCCACATCTAGATCTAGTTGAAATGTATCAAATCGACTTGTATTAATTGTACCACTGGGTTGACTGGCGTCGCTCCCATTTAATGCAAAAGAATAGGTGTACACGGGCCAGAGGGAGGTTTGTGTTTTGATACCATTGGCTTCATAAGGAGTTCCACCGCCTTGCTGAGTTCTCCAGATTTGGTATTCTGAAAAATAGGGTTCTGATTCAAGTGCAAAAATTTCATTACCATTTCCAAGAATCCTGGCTTGGGTCATGATTCGTCGCTGAACTCCTGGAAGATAGAGTCCTGAACGTCCAACTCCTGCAGGAACGGTCTGCCCTGTTAAGGGAAGGATATAGGGTCTAGCCATTCCAACAGGATAGATCCAATTGGTCAGATTCGTCCAATCATTGCGAAGAGGCATAGCATCATCACGACGAACTAACCAAACAATACGACTTACCAAATTATGAACATCTAGTTGATAGAGATCTCTGGACGAAATGGAATCAAAATAGAAGGGTTGAATCTGTCGAACTAGATATTGAAGAGGAGTTCCGGCAACTCGCCTTCGTTCTTCCTCTGTCAAATAGATATAGGTTGTTTCTAAACTTGCATTCAGGGGCCACCCATCCGTCGCAGGAGGGGTGGTTCCAAAATCTGTTAAGAAGAATCGAATGGCTCCACTTGGATCACTGTACGTTCCTGTTAAATTATTTAACGTTTGTGGAAGAGATCCATACAAAGAGGGATTCCAGATAGAGGTGTATTGATCCGAGGGAACGTAGGGAAGAGAGAATTGTCCATACCGAAGTCGTACTCCACTGGGATCTAGAATGGTATAGAGATCTCGAATGGGTCGTAATGTAATTTGAACTTCTACTTCATGGTACTGCAAGGCGACTATGGGAAGAGCTTCACTAATGGCATCACTGAACCACAAACCGAGGGGAATACGAAGCTGTCGTCCCGGAATGGAAGGAGCATTTGTTTGTTGAGAAGCAGTGGTCCATTGAACCACATTCGGATATCCACCGGATGGATCGGCATAGACTCCATTGGCAGGATCAAAGAGTTCAGGAACATCTCCCACCATCCAACTCCATTTAGCATATTGCGTATTAGTTTGATCAAGCAAAGCTCTTGCTGCGATCCATTCATCGGTAAATTCTTGAATCTTGGATCCTCCAATGGTGACCACCAAAGATTGAATCATACGGACTCCGAGTTGGCGAACCCATTGAAACTCATAAGGAGATTGGTTGGGTGGGTAGGGAGGAGCAATGCGCGGATCGTAGCGAATTACAGCTCCTGATGAATCCAAATAGACTTTGCTAAAAATATCAGGGATTGTAACACGGAGTACCATATCTCGAATTAAATCTGCATTTCTAGGTATTTTAGCGGTCAGCTGAATGGGAGCATCCATTTGAAGACTGTTAGGGCCCGTTAATGGAACTTGAATGGGTTCTGAACTAAAATGGGTATGCCGCAAAAAGGCTTTGGCAAAATAGGTCATTTGGGGGTTTCCGTTGACTACTATATTTTGGGACCCGTAGGCCACAAGTGGTAACAGTCCGCCGGGCATCTTACTTTTGATAAGGATAATTTGCTTTGCAAATTATCCTTATCAAAAGTAAGATCTGGCCCTAAATTCAATCGGCAAAGCCGATTGAATTTAGGACGGCATTCTAATAATAAATAAGGTTAATCGCTTCGCGATTAACCTTATTTATTATTAGAAAACTGGCCCTTATTCTGAGCGCTTTGCGCTCAGAATAAGGACGGCAGTTAGAAGGAAGTGCACTGCACTTCCTTCTAACCACGGCTCAGAATCATGCCTTTGGCATGATTCTGAGCAGCATTCTAATGCTACTAATGATAATTTGCTTTGCAAATTATCCTTATGCTGAAAGTAGGAATGAACAGTAATGTTTTTAAAAATGCCCCCCCTCCTACCCCTTGGATACCCTTGCTGTATGGTACAGGAATTATAGTAATAGCGGCCCTTCTAACATGGGGTATATGGTTGTATATGAAAGAACAGTTACGATCAAAATTAATGGCCACAGCAACAACGTCTCCTTCTTCTTCTCCCTCCTCATCTCCAACAGGGCAATGGTGTTTTGTAGGAGAAGATATGACGGGTCGATGGTGTGTGAAGACACCCGAAGAGGGTCTCTGTCCCCAGAAGCGAGTGTTTCAAAGTCGCTCCGAGTGTGAAATGAAGACAGCCTCCGCTTCTCCTCTTGGAATTAATCAAGATCATGATACAACGATGATCCCTATCGCGGGATTATCGATCGCATAGTCTTTTTATTACTATTATAATAGGGAACTAATATGAGTCTTACATGGGGATCCAAACCGACTCCCGAAGAAAGAGCAGCTGATAAAGCTGATCGCGCTGCAAGTCGTGAGATTATTAATAAAACCAGAAATGGGCTTCAGGCTGCACTTAAAACAATTAAAAAAACGACTGCAAAAGAGGATTACCCATTCATACAAAAAATAGTTCAAGATATGCTTGATTGGTTAAAAGCCAATCCTACTACAAATCAGGATGATATTCAGGATTATTCAACGAATATGATACAGCAAAATCCATTAATTCAATCAATGAATATTCGAAAGCAGTGGGAGGATGCATTTCGTTTTTTTGCAGCATTTACGGATGAGCGTATAAAAACAATTGCTAAAAAACGTCCTGAATTACTAGATACTGCAAATGGATTGTTAAGACCTATGTTGGCGTATCGAGATACACTTCTTACATGGTTTAAAAATGGACAAAAAACGTTGCTTCCGCAACAATACGAAGACAAAGCAGTTGAAATTAAAGAAGCTATGAGTGGTGAAAGTGGAAAAGAAGATAAATTTAAAGTTCAAGTATTTTTTGATGATGAGAAATTAAAAAAAGAACAAATTGAAGCAAATATTGATAATAATACCATAAATATACCACGATTAATTGGAAAAATTTTTAATATTACAATGATAATTGTTCTATGTGTAATAATTGGATGGGGGTCTTTCTTAGGAGCTTCCTATGCAACAAATTTAAATATATACCGACCGTTTACATTTCGGTTATTTTATGCTATTTATGGAGCCTTCTTTTTCTTATTTGTAGTTCCCTATGAATTAATTTATAAAAAGTGGTGGCGAGGAGAATCTTTAAAAATGCATGGATACATTCCTCTCCTAGAGGGACCTGTAACAAATTGGTCTTGGATTGGAAAAAATATATTCTTTTTTCTTGAAAAGAAACCCATCGTAGATATGGAGGGATAATTACTTTCGTAAGATCATAAAATAAATTAATGCAGAAAGACCAATACCAGTACAGAGTCCTGTGACCATATGAATGGAAATAGAAGACTCATGAGAAAGAGATTCCATATGATTCATAAAGGCATCGAAACTAACTTCTAGTTTTCCAATATCTAGATTTACTTTATTATGGATCATCCATACCCATTCCACTAATGCTTGTTTAGATTCAGTAGCAGGGGGATATGATTTAAGATGTTGAGCATAATGCTGACGGCAGATGGGGCAGGGAATGAGCGAGGAAAGGGATCTATAAAAAGAGGAAGCGGCTTGTTGCATATCGGAACTAGGATCCTCAGGATATCCTAAACTAATAATATGCATAGTATTCCATAAGATGGGCCCCCAAACAGAAGGTCGCATACTAATCGGCCTATGTGGATGCATATTCTATAGTATCCACATAGAAAGTTCCATGAGTCCTAAACTTATTTCACCACTGATAAAATAGGATGGAGTGTATTAATTGTGGTCTAATAGGGCATTCATTTCGGGAGTGTAGTGCTCCTGTTAGTTCGTTTGGTATCATAGCCATACGTACATATACAGAAATTCCACAAGTCTTAATGATACGACGACGAGACAGTCTAGGGTATGTAGAATTTCTTCGAGGTCGATATTCATTAACAACCACAGAGTTTATACAACGATTGATTGATCAAATGACAGTCGATGAGCATCGACGATTGCTATCACAACCCTTTGATGATTTATGGAATAATTTATGGAATCACCAAAATACACGACAGTATCGAAATGAGTATGAACATGCAAAAAACTTATTTGAGCGATTGAAGAGTACGGGAGATACAACCGGTCGAACCTTGGAAGCCTATATTGCAGCTTGTCCCACTCATTGGAGAGAACCTGAATGGGGGTTTCCAAAGGGACGACGATCTCATCACGAAACGGAATTTATATGTGCATTGCGTGAATTTCGAGAAGAGACAGGATGGAGACATTCTCTTCCATTGTTTAGTACAACGGTCGCCCCTCTAACAGAACTGTATACTGGTTCGAATGGAATTTCCTATCGTCAAGTCTATTATATTGGAATGTGTTCAGCAGATAGTACGGTTGCCATGGATCCTTCCAATCATGTTCAACTTCGTGAAGTGAGTGCAGTTCAATGGTGCTCGTTTGAGGAAGCCATTGCTAAGATTCGAAGTACAAGTCCTGAAAAACGTGCCTTGATCGAAGCTCTCCATGCACAATGGGATACTATTTCTGAGGTGCATAGCCTTGCAGATATATCTCTACGAGAAACAGAGGATGTCCGCCGACGAAATACCCCTCGTCATGGAGGAGCGGGAGCGTCCGTTTGATGAAGAAGCCGTGAAGGTATTTATGAAACGATCACCAGAAGAGTTATATAAATGGTGGAATCAATGGGATGTTTCCAAACCATTAATTGAACGAGATAGTTTAATTGAAGCTATGAAACGTATAGGATTGTACCCAGATAATCCAATGGAAGGAGTCTATCCCGATCCTATGGATCCTTCCTTTGCAGAACAATTATTTGCAAAAAAAGAATTTGCCGATCTTCAATCACGTGCTTCCGAAGAGGATGATCTATGCACAGCAAAGTATCAGAATGAATTTGATAAATCAGCGGTTCGTCAATTTGTTGCACGATTTATGAATCCATCCACTCCTTATACCAGTGCTTTATTGTATCATGGAGTGGGAGTTGGAAAAACATGTACAGCCATTACGGTTGCAGAAAAATTTTTAGAAGTTCTTCCAGATAAAAAAGTTATTATTTTAGCACCTCCTGCAATAGCCGATAGTTTTTATCGAACTATTTTTAATTCAAATAAATTAGTAAAATTACAGAAACGGGATCGTGATTTACTAGGTCGTCGATGGGATTCTCCTCAATGTACCGGACTTACCTATTTATCTCTCAGTGATATGATGAGTGAAAAAGATACTTCTAAAATTACAAAAGAGGTTGATAAAATGATAAAACGACGTTATACAATTATGGGGTATGGTGTATTTGCAAATTATGTAAAAAAACAAATTTTAGGACGCGTTCCTGCTCATCTATCCGAAACGGAACGATTTCGTTTAGAGAATGAAGAAATTTATCATACATTTTCAGATCATTTAATTATTGTCGATGAAGTGCATAATTTACGAGATGAGGGACGAAGGGGAGGGGATGATGTAGATGGAAAAGCCTCGACGGATTTAGCAGAAGGAAAACTTGTGTTATCTGTTTTAGAACGAATTATTCCCATTGCGGATGGAATGCGACTCTTATTAATGACGGCCACTCCTATGTACAATATTTCTACTGAGATTATTGGATTACTGAATTTATTGATTTTAAATGATACAAAAGATGCAAGTGCAAAACTGAATTTTGCAGATTTTTTTACAAAAAAGGGAAAAGAGTTTGAACTGGTAAAAGGAAGTGAAGCAACTCTTACGCAGTTAGCTCAACGATACGTTAGTTACATGCGAGGAGAACATCCTAGTTTATTTCCACTTCGTTTATCACCACCTGAACCCTTTCATACAACAGAATATCCAACAATTCCTATGAACAAACAAACACTCCATATGAATGATACTGTAAAAAATATTTTAAAAACACTACCCATTGTTGCAACTGTATATAATCCTGATACAACGGCTGGAAGAGTATTACAGGCATCTATGGAACGGTATCATAAAAGTGCAGATTCCATTGAAGGAGAGGAAGGTGAAATTAATAAAAATTTATTTAGTTCACTCGTCTTACAGAGTAATATTATTTATCCAGATGGATCCTCTGGAAACGATGGATTTCGGCATTATTTTGCGGCGGAAGAGTTTGGAGAATCTCCACGACTTCGACGATTTCGATGGGCCCCGCGTAAGGAGATGGATACAGTTGTAGATTCTGTTTTTGGTCCCTCCCTATTACATCAGTATGCTCCTAAAATGGCGGCTATAATTGCTTCCTTACAAACATGCAAAGGAATTGGGTTTGTTTATTCACGAGCGGTATCAGGAGGGGTAATTCCCTTTGGAATTGCCTTGGAACGGGCAGGATGGTCCCGTGTACTCGCGAGTGGACGCACGGAACCTTTATTGCACGAGGCTCCTCCTCTTCCCTATGGGCGTCAATGTGCTCTTTGTGAACACCATGAAAAAGATCATAAAGAGGAACATGAATTTCAACCAGCCAAATTTATTTTATTAGCAGGAGAGGATAAATTTACACCCAGTGTGGATGCTTCCGTTCAATATGCTCAGACCTTTCCCAAAGAGGATCCCATGGCTCCTTATGGATCTCATGTAAAACTAATTGTTGGATCAGGGGTAGCGCGAGAAGGCCTTGATTTTAAATGCATTCGAGAAATTCATTTATTGGATCCTTGGTGGCATTTGAATCGCATTGAGCAGATTGTAGGCCGTGGAGTTCGGTTCTGCAGTCATAGCGCACTTCCTTCAGAAGAACGAAATTGTACATTGTATTTTCATGTTGCAAAACTTTCAACGGACTATGAAACACCTGATTTATATGCCTATCGATTAGCTGCAGAAAAATCAATTCAAATTGGAATTATTCAACGTGCTATAAAAGTAGGAGCTCTGGATTGCAATAATCATCAATCCATACTGTTCATTGATCCCTCTAGAAAACGAACGATTCGCACTTCCAAAGGAAATACAATAAAAGACTATAGTCTAGCGGATAAACAGTATTCCAGTATTTGTGATTTTATGGATACATGTACCTATACATGTTCAACTGAATTGGAACCTTCTGCAATTGGATCTGATCGAAGCACTTACAAGGTAGATGATTTAATGCGATATTTAGAAGTTCAATTTAATAAAATTAAAGCGTATTTTCAAAAATCGAATGTATTATATATTTCTTTACAAGATATTAAAGATACTTTTTTTAAGGATGTTCCATGGGAATTAGTAGCGTTAGGATTGCGAAAGAAATTAAACAATGCTTCTTTTTTAATTGAACAGGTAGATGGAACACGTGGAACGTTATTGTTACAGAACGGATTTTTAGTATTTCAGCCCTTGCATATTACAGATCCTGAGATTCCATTATCATTACGCCATGGATATGCTTATGGCCGATTAGCCACTCGGATTATTTCACCCCTTCATACAACGGGTGAAAAGACTCTTACATCGGTTGTGGCTCCTGAAGGAGGGACTGAATTTCGAATTACAAAATCAATGGGAGAACGAGCCTTACTGCGGTTTGAAGAATGGCAGAAAGAGTTGCACCATCTGAATCATCCAACCAATGGTACGGATCTGACAAGAAAAGTACCTGAGGGGATACAAGAAGAGATCTATCGATTAGTTCAATGGATGCCCTATCGATTTCGTGATTTTTTATACATTGAAAAAATATTATTACAATTTTACATGGATCGTATCTGGTCATTAGATGAACGCCATTCTGTGCTAAGTGCAATCACAGACCGACGAGGAATCGGTATAACCACTCCTCTTGATGATTTAATTCTTTCAAATCTTACAAATCCAGAAGTGTTTGATGTAGATGGAATTTATGGATATACACAGATTACAAAAACAGGAGAAGAAGTTCGCTATTGTAAAGTAGGATCAAACCCAGTTGGAATTTGTCCTCCCAGTGTTCTTAGCTTAGTGGACCCTATCCTAGATCTTCCTGTCAATGGAATTGATGGGTGTGCTCCTATTTATGGATTTCATGTATTTTATAAAACTGCTCCATTGTTTAAAATATTAAATACTGAAAAATTAAATGCTCGTAATCGTGTGTTTACTGGATCCAATTGTACAATTACATCAAACTTAGATCGAATGTTGGAAGATGTAACCAGTTTATACCGATACCAAAAAGAATATAATATGATAGCCTTACTCCCCATGCTATTTCAAATACGAAAAACCAAAGAAATTACAGATCCATTTACCTATTTGGATCAATTAAAATCTCCCCAGCTATGTATGTACAGTGAAATCTTATTACGAGCCTTTCAGGCGGTCGAGACTGAACCGCGTCGATGGATTTTATCCATGGTAGATGCAAAACGAGCTGTAGAAGTATTCGTGAAAAAAGGAAAGGAACTTAAAAAAGCAATCTTTCAGAATAGTTTTGCATTTATTTCGTCCTAAAAAAATGAATAGAAGAAAAGTAGAAGGACGTCTCGTAAACCATGGAGACCATTCTATTAGATGAACGAGTTGCACTGACTGCAACAGAAGTAAATAACGTTAAATCGGTTGAAGAGATCAAATATCTATTAGAACAAAAATTACGTGACAAATATGAAGGAAAGTGCAATACATCTGGATTTGTACAACCTGGATCCATAAAACTTCTTGCAAGAAGTATGGGAATCTTTGAGCATGGACGATTTACAGGAAATATTATATATGATTGTCGTGCAAGTTGTAATATCTATGTTCCAATTGCAAAAACGATTTTGAATGTAAAAATTATTCGAGAAAATCATATGGGAGCCTACGGAATTCTTACAAAGGAGGGTGAAGAACAAGCTATACGAATTCTTCTTCCACGAGATATGCATTTAGGAAATGTTGTCTTTGACACCTTGAAAGTTGGAATGATTGTATCGGTGGAACTTTTGCAAAGTCGATTTCAAACAAATGATCCCTATATTAAAGCAATTGGTACATTACATACCGAATCAATTGATTCTGCGTAAGGAAGATTTCCTTTTGAAATCTTCCTTGATAAAATAAGATAGATATATGTCCGGTCTTTCTTTAGAAGAATACAACCGCCGAAAACAATTTCTGCAAGAGATTTCCTCGTTAACCACAGCTGAATTAATTGAAATTGTTCGTATTTTACGGCAGCATAAATTTGTCTATAGTGAAAATACAAATGGTGTCTTTTTTAATGTAGCCGCTGTTCCTCAAGATCTATTTGAAGATCTACATACCTTTATTCAATTTACAAAAACAAATCGTACCTCCATTGAAGATCGTAACAAGTTATTTACAACATTAGGAGTAGAACCTCTTTCCGAAAAAGAAAAAGCAGAAGTTGCTGCTGTTATAGAAGATCATCCTGCTTTAACAAAAGGAACTCTTCGCTAGGTTTAAAGTTACAACAATTAATTCTATATAAGATGGTATCCTTTACAGAATTAATTGAACTAGTAAAGAAAAATCCTACACGAACGGAAGGACTTCCTACATGGGTTATTCAGGAATCTGAACGTGTATGGAGAATCGCTCCTGTTATAGCTCCTGTTGTAGCTCCTGTTATAGCTCCTGTTGCAGCTCCTGTTGCAGCTCCTGTT